CCGGAGACAAGAACTGTCTCTGGAAGGTTACTCTGCTCATCGTAGTTCTTACGATGAGTGCCTAGACAAACCTTAAGGTTGTCTTGACTCAGTTTAGCTGATTGGGTTGTGGCGGATCCCTTGTTGAACTTGGGATTCGCGTGACGGCTGTGATTGAGGGCTTGCTACCCTCTTTCCGTATCTCACGATACGCTAACCGCTCACCATTTAGGTGACTGGTCTACTACTTAGGGGCGAAAATGTTTGACAAACTGCTTCGCTTCCTGCGGTGCCTTGGTTCCGCACGTGGTAGGAAACGTGTACATCCTGCTCTCCATGTCAAATGGGAGCTTTTGCCGTTCGATTTTAAAACGATCGATTGGTATAGGGATTGTACAGACGCGCGCAAGCGCTGACCCGATGGTTCTATGGACCTTGTGAAAGGTTCCAGATGAACAAAGTCATCATCGTAGTGGTCGTCCTTGCAGGTGTAATCTGGCTCGCGCCAGAGAAGCCCTACAAGGTGCTGAATGCTTTGTACGAGATTGTACAGGCAGCCGGACCGAACGCATTGAAGAAAGATGCGTCCGCCGAAGAAACTCCTTTATTGGAGGATCTAATCAGCAAAGCTAAGGGCCTACTGTGACAGTAGGTTCCTGGGACAGGTCTAGCCCTTTCGTCCGTTACGCAGAGTGGTCTGCTTGGAACGGCGGAGATCGTCCGCGGTTAAGATATCCGCGCAAACGTCTGGTGGTAGTCAAGAGAGGTAATGAAACCTTCAGGTACCACCAAGCTCCCATAGGGGAGTACGCTAGCCTTCCGACTCGTAGAGAGGCAGATGCCCCTCACGGGTTCACCAAGACATGGCGCAGGTCATACGCTGGTGATGTTCAGGTGTACCGAAACAATTGGAACGAGCCATTAGCCAATGCAGTCGCATTCGAACTGGGCTATGGGCCGTACGGTTTTACAGGTATGGTGGCAGCTCCTCACATTCCGTGGGTGGCTGACATTCTTGATGCGAATGATATCGCTAAAGGACTGGGCAAGCTTCGTGAGAAGCTTTACGGATCCGACTTTAATATGTCGGTGTTCCTGGGCGAGGGACATCAAACCCTCGGCTTGATCGCCGACACGGCGAAGAGGATCGGAAGATCCCTCCGTGCCGTGCGGCGAGGAGACCTCAGATTGGCATCGAGGTTTCTGCTTGATGGAACGTCCCGTGAGGGGCTCCAGAATCTCAAGCGTGGCAGTGCGACTAAGGGACTTAATCGCAAAAAGGCTGCCTCCTCAATGGGGAACGACTGGCTTGAACTCCAGTACGGTTGGTTACCTCTTCTAGAGGATACCTATGGTGCGGCGCAAAGCTTAGCCCATACCCTGAAAGCTCCGGCGATGCTGAAAGTTTCAGCTAGCCGGCAGAGAATGACTACGGTTACCATGCAACTTGGGGCCAACGGCCCCTATAGAGATGCAAGATATTGGTTTACGAAGTCGAACTCCAGCCGACGTCGTTGGACCGTCTGGTTCAAAGAACGTCCGGCCCTGAGTTATCAACTTGGTCTTATGGATCCTCAGTTGGTTGCTTGGGAGCTCGTGCCTTGGTCTTTCGTGATCGATTGGTTTATTCCAATCGGCCAGTACTTAGATGCACGTGCTTCTGTCTCTAGCATCAAAGCTGACCTATGGGTAGTCTCGTCGAAAGACGAAGGCTTCACACCCGGAAAGTCAGTGACCGGTGCCCTTTTGCAGGGAAGTGCCCACTTTAGAGATGGGCGGTTCGTGAGAACCGTGTCGACACAGCCACCGGAGATTCCTTTTCCCCGGTTCAAGCCTCTGTCGCAGGTTGCCTCTTGGCAACACGCAGCGAACGCTATAGCGCTTCTGGTAACCAGTCCGAAAACTGGACGCCGGACAATATAGCACGCCCTATTGCATTTCGCATGGGGAAACCATTGCCTGTATACAGGTAATCTTGCAAGGAGACCAAAATGGGTCAACAAGCAAATATCACCGCCTACGACGGTGCGGCCACACCTGTTTCGCACACTCTCGTGGGCGAATCCGTCGAGCGACAGCCCGACGGCACGTATCTTGCTTCCTGGAAGGAATCCCTCGCGGGTGTTCCCGATAGTGCACAGGTACGTGTGATCCAAAGGAAGCGCAAGCTTCCCTCTGGGATTTTCAGGGTGACAACGCGGATTGAAGTTCCAGTGATGGAATCGATTTCCGGGCAGAACTCATCGGGGTATACGGCACCTCCCAAGGTTGCCTACACCGACACGACCGAGATTGTTGGTTATTACCACGAGCGGAGTACGGTTACCAGTCGGCGTCTTTCGAGACAACTGGCGATCAACATCGCGAATGGTATTGCAACGTCCGTGGCGCCCGTAACAACGGGTCCGTCGCCGGAGTTGTTCGACCAGCTCATCTTTGTGAGTTAAGTGCACTGGCGACAGTGCACCAGCTATCCCCTGCTGCTTGCAGCAGTCTGACCAAATCCTCTTATGGAGAATCTTTATGCGCAAAATTGCACACTGGCTAGAACAGCTGAGCCCGAGTGAGTCTTTGGACATCTATCGGGAGCTTGCCATCTCGCACGCCTGGGAAGGCGGCAAACAGGGACGTCAGATCGCCGAGCTTATCACTCGTGCTGACTTTCGCGCCCTTTGCGAGTTCGAGGTCGACTACTCTGAGGAAGGGATTTCTGCGTATGCTGTGAAGCATATAAGGCAGGCCCTGGCCTATTTTCAGAAAGTCGAAGACCTAGAAATAGGATTCGACAAGAAGGAACGGGCTTTCGGAGTGTTTCTCGAAGCCGAAGCGCTATGCAAGGAAACCAACAACATCTTTGAGATGCGGCGACGCGATCAGTACTCATTTGTACCGCGGGTTAGCAGTGTGTTACATGCTGCTAGTCGAAAAATCGCTCGCATTCTTGGAGCTGTGCCCTCAATGGGCGAGTTGGACTTGCACTTCGGTCCTGGCGCTACTCGCGCTACAAGACGTAAGGATGCTTCTATTCGCCGCAAACTTGCGGAGAAGCTCCAGTGTAGTGAAGGGCTTTTCCAGTATGTCCCGTACATATTGGAGGAGTTGCCCCATCTCGTTGAAATCCACTCGGTCCAGGACCGAGTCGATGAAGACGGGATCGAATGGGGCCGAGTGCCTGTGGAAATAACCAAGGCAAAACTCAGCTTCGTCCCGAAGAACGCAAAGACCTATAGGTCGATCTGTACCGAGCCAGGGTTGAACACATTGGTTCAATTAGGTATCGGTTCGGTGATGGCTCAACGGCTTGCCGCGTTCGGTATCGACATCCGTGACCAATCTGTCAACCAAGACAGAGCACGTGAGGGATCGTTAACCGGAGCTTTAGCAACTCTGGACCTGTCGTCCGCGTCGGACACCATCTCGCGAGAGCTGGTATACGACCTGCTTCCTCTTGACTGGGCCGCATTACTCGATAGAGTAAGGTCCCGCAACGTCGTTCTTCCTGATGGGAGCGAGTTGTGTCAGGAGAAGTTCTCTTCGATGGGGAATGGGTTTACCTTTCCCTTGGAAACTCTGATATTTTGGAGTTTAGCGGCTGCGTGCTGTCGCAATGATAGCGATGCAACCGCTTACGGTGATGACCTCATCGTACCTGCCGATGCTTACGACCTCCTCACGGAGGTTCTCGTAGCAGTCGGTTTCAAAGTGAACTTGTCGAAGTCGTATGCAACAGGACCCTTTCGGGAATCCTGCGGCAAGGACTACTTTTCGGGAACCCCTGTGCGTCCCATCTACCCTCGTGGGTGGGTGAGCGCCCAGAGCCTGTTCGTCCTACATAACTTCTATGTACGTGACGGAGATCTTATGCGAGCGGATGCGGTGAAACAACTAATTCACCCTGCGCTGCAGATCTTTGGGCCCGACGGGTACGGCGATGGACATCTTATCGGGGATCACCCGAAGAAGAGACCCGCCAAGTACGACGTTCGTGGCTATTCAGGCTACTTCTTTGACACTTTCGTTACCCGTCAGTCTCGCGATAAGATCGCACTGAAAGCGGGCGAATATGTCGTTCCTCTCTACACCATCTATCGACGCGCAAGCGGCGATGAATTCCTGCCGTCTCCTGGGAAGGAACGCGGCCGGAGTATGTGGAATAGCCTCGATATGGCTGACTTGGGGTTCGCCCTTGGTCGCCGTGCAGAGGATTTTCCAGATGATGGACTAGTAACGATAGTGGACACCGTCACTGGTGAAAGCTACGTGGTTCCGTTTGACACGCCTAGAGAATCTGTTGAGAAGATCATTTTCAACGCTCTCTATGGTCATCGTGCTCACGGACCGAGGGACACCGCACCTCTCAACTTACCTACGCCCTGGTCACCGACCAAGGATCAGTCTGTTGACGTGAAAGAGATCCCCTTACCCGGGGTCACCGGATATAAGAAGATCAGTGTCTATACTCTCGGGGAGTAATATACCCCATAAGTCCTAATTTTGGACTTGCGAAAGCTGG